CACTAAAACCAACATTGAAACCGCCGACAGCGTCGGCAACGTCACGTAATTTGAAATATGTATTATCGTTGATGTTGTAGCCCTCAATCGCCGTTTCTGTACCGTTTACGGCAACAGGGAACGGGTTAGCCGTTACGGCATATTCTACGGCGAAACCTGTCGCGGTCGCACAGATTATACCGCCTGTTATAAAACCTAATATAAATTTTTTCATAGCTTGTAGCCTCCTTTTTTGTTTCAGTATATATCAAATGGAAACAATTTGCAAGGGGCAAAATCTGAAAGGAGTATCAAAAATGTACAGACGAATACCACCATAGCACGCTTACGGCGTGTTTTTTTAATACCAAAATCCAAATCAATTACGATTAGAAAGGAATGATAAAATGAAATTAAATTTTAATTTTGACGGTAAAACGTTTTTATCGAAATGGTGGAAGATTGTTCGTGATAATTTCACGGCAATTCAAACCGACCACAACACACTGTCCGACAAATTAGACACAGAAATAACGCAACGCACCAACGCTGATGTAGGTTTAGCGAACCAAATTACCGCCGAAAAAACGGCGAGGGAAAGTGCGGATAGTTCGTTAAGCAGTCGCATAAACAACGAAGTGACAATACGACAGGCGGCGGATAATGAACTGCAACGCAATATCAGCGGCGAAGCAACCGACAGGGAAAATGCGGACAATACGTTACAAGGGAATATTGACGCAGAGGCGAAAAACAGGCGGGTCGGTGACAGTGAATTGCGAGAACAAATTTTAACCGAACAGACAAACAGAACAAACGCCGACGATATACTGAACGGCGGAAAAGCCGATAAAACCGATTTATATGGCAAGGAAACAGATGTTGTCCATAAAATAACGCACAGTTTGAAAAAGTCTGATTTTATTATAAACATAAATCAAGGAAACGGAAACGGCACAATAACGATAAACAGTTTGGCGGTGCAGACTAAAATCTTTTTGGACGGGAATGCAGCGATACAAACAGAGCCGATTTCAGCTTCTTTTTCTGCGGAAAAGGGCGAAGAAGGCGAAAAGTGGGTTAATTTGCTCTATGACCAATATACAGGTAAACTCGGACTGGAAGTTACAGAGCAACCAGAGGCGGGAAATGTTGCAAAGATAGCAGTAACATATATGAAAGCCGAAGTTGCCGAAATGTATGCGGGTCAACTGAAATTTGACGGTATCAAAGATTTGAGAGCATTAAAAACAGACAATAAAAATTCGTTTTTGGAGGCGGTCAATGAAATTGCAACAAAACTGACAACTGAAATTTCGGACAGAGAGGACGCAGAACATTCACTGACTGAAAAAATCAGTACTGAAATTTCGGACCGACAGGCGGCGGACAACGAGTTGAAAGCGAAAATATCAGAGATAAATACTGAACTGACAACGGATAACCTGTTTTATGATTTATCTAAATACGTCAACAGTGACAACAAATTAGTCACTGACGACAGCGGTGTACAGTATTTGTCATATTCGGGTTCGTTTGAAAACGGAACGTATTTGTATCACAATTTTGTTGTTGATAATTTCCGCCGTAAACCGAAAACGGAAACCGCATTAGAATTGACATTCAATGTGGCGTCACGTCATATAGCTGTGGACGATTGTGACAGTGGCGGTTTGAATAAAGGTGAAACAGACGTATTGATTACATACACTGATACAACAACAGAAACATTCGGACAGTCATATTACACAGCAACCGATACCGGTGATAAAACAATCACGATAAACGGCACATCAGAAACGTATAAAACAACAAAATTTAAAATTGAAATCCCTGTAAAAAAAGAAATTAAATCAATTTCATTCCGAATTGTATCGGATAACTATTATACAAACGGTGACCCGACGGGAAATGCGTGTAAACAGAAAACATTAATACAGTCGGCTGTTTGTTATGATGATGAATGTGTGGCGGTATTGCGTGATGATATTAACACGAATACATCAAAAATTACTGCCAATACAACAAAAATCACCGAAATTGATAAAACAGTTACAGACATTTCAAAAAATCAAATATTTGTCGTGTGTGACGGCGACCACGACGAATTAAAAATACAGGCGGCGTTGTCGAGAGCCATACGAGGCACGGTAGTATATATCATGGGTGATTGTGTACTGACTAACGAAAACACACAGGACAGTGGGCTTGTTTCGGGGTTCGGTCATTATAATGCTATATTAAATGTAGGTATACGAGTTACATTAGACGGTACTTACTGTAGTTCAATTACGTTTAAAAATACCAATCCTGCCGCACGTCAAGTTATATTCTTCTTGGGTATTATGGCGAAGTTAAAAAATATAAATTTCCAAGAGGATAACACCACCTGTACTCAAACATCTGTTAATCCTATGATTTTATTTGGCAATAGTAACGCAATCGTTGATAATTGTGTATTAGGCAAAGTATATGATGTAAATCAAGATGATAGTACCGTTGGTAATATCATTATGTGCAGTGGTTCAAAATTTACAAACAATGTTATTGACGGTTGGTGCTTAAAAACAAAAACCAATATAGGTGCATGTATGAAATTTACAAAAGTTTTTGTAGATAACAATAAATTTACAAATATATGGACTACCGATAATTCAGATTCGGGATATTTAATGTCTGTATCAGCGTCGATATTTATAAACAATGTATTTGAAGATAACACCATACCACAAGGGGAAATATATTTCAGCGGTAACAACAGTCTTTGTAATCATAATATTTTCAATAGTAGTGATATCGGTAATATTACACTGGCAGGTAATACAGCCAATAATGTATTTATTTCGTTAGATTTGAACGAGTGTATAGCAGTCAAATTGAGAAGTATCTGCAATGACAATACATTCTTTGAATTAAAGGTAAAAGAAGGTGACTGCGCTTTTGATTTGGGTGTAGAAGCAACATTTGCAAACAATTATATTAAAAATCTGTCTATTATAACAACGGATAGTACAGAAGGTAAAGAATATAATATCCTTTATGCAAACAAGGCATTTTGTCGTGATAATGTGATTCTATTATCTGCGGCAACAAACACATTAGAAAATCTGTACGTTATCGAAGCTAACGCTTCGTCGGTTGTAACGGGCAATGTCACAAGTGCAAGCTCAATAGGTCAACTGGACGAAGGTTGTGTGGCTGAAGGTAATACGGTTGCGTGGAGTTAAGGGGGTCGAATATGTACAAATTTTATATGAAAAACGGAACAGCGTATTTCTATGAACACGGTGTTGAAATTGACGGCACAGTGTACGGAATACATACCGACAGGGATATATTGCGTATAAAACGCAGTGTTGTAAATAACAAATTCGCCGAAACTGACGACAATTTCGATATGGACACAGAAATTGCAAAAATTAAGCATACAGACATCACATTTGAACAGCCTACGGCAGAACAGCTGTCACAGATACAGTCAAAAACATTTGACAGTATGTCGGATATGAAACAATATGTTCAGTCCGTTATGAACGGTGACGAAACAATGTCACAGGACGAAATCAACGCAATGCTGTTATTAAAAATTGCGGAAATGGAGGTAGCAATTACAAATGAACAAACGACTAATTAAAATGTATTACAAAAAGGGCATTTACAAAGAAAAGGATTTAAACACATTTGTAAATGCCAGATTTATCACAGAGAATGAGAAAAAAGAAATTATGGAGGGTTAAAAAATGGCTAATAAAATTCAATTTAGACGTGGACTGAGAAAGTTACTACCAACATTGTCGTTCGCTGAGCCGGCATACACAAGTGATACAAACGAGTTTTTTATCGGCACAGGCAAAGGAAATGTAAATATGAACGGTAGCTTGTGGTATACAGGCACAGCTTTAAGCGGTACGTCCGAAAACATCAACTATACATATGCAGATTGTCCTCTTGTTAAAGTGGGTGATGTGTACCTTAATACCGATTATGGCTATATCTATCAGTCTACTACAGCAGGTAGCGGTGAAGACGTAAAGTGGCAATACAAAGGTACGATAAGAGGACCACAAGGCATACAAGGTGTTAAGGGCGACACAGGCGAACAAGGTCCGCAAGGCTTGAAAGGTGATACAGGTGCAAAGGGTGAAAAAGGCGAAACAGGAACACTTGAAAGTAATTCAGTGAAAACCGTGCATATTGCAGATGAGGCTGTTACAAGAAGCAAACTTGCAGGAGATGTTTATGATTGGATAAATAGCGGTGAATATTCCGAATCTGAATGGAATTTTGACCAAACCATAAAAAATCTAATAAAAATAGGAGCAATAAACATACCGATTTTGGAATGTTATCCTGCAGAATATATAGGGGCGAAGATAAACACAGTAGCTAAAGTAGGCGACTTGTTTATCATAAAAAATGTGGTTGCAGACCCGGATACAGAAGCAATAGAACAAATTCGCTATAATGATGATTTAGATTCTGTTTTTGTTTTCAACGGAAGTATACAAAAAGGATATTGTGGAGTTTGTAGAGTTACTAAAGCCTTAAAAATAATAGATGTGGGAGAATATGAAAGCGGAGAGGTTAAACTGCTATTCACATTCAAACAAGGTGGAGAAGGAGTAGTAATACGCGAGGAGGATAAATAAATGAACATTTGGGAAACAATCAATATATTTTGGGTTACATTGGCGTGTAACCTATTCATAAAAACTGTATTTGTTGCAGTTATGTTAGATACAGTTTTGGGGTTACTAAGGGCAATCAAAGAGAAAAAGTTTAATAGCTGTTTCGGCATTGACGGTGCAATACGAAAATTTGCGATGATTGTATCGGTTGTGGGTTTGGCTATTTTGGACAAGCTGATAGGCTTTAATATGCTACCGTTTGTGCCGGAAGAAGTGCTTAAATATATAGGCATTACGCAAGTGGGCATATGTGAGTTTTTCTGCTTGCTGTACATAATGTACGAAAGTATTTCAATACTGAAAAATATGTGCTTGTGCGGTCTGCCGATACCGAGCAAATTGCGAAATGGTATCGAAAAGTGGCTTGATACAATGACATCAGAACTTGAGGGGAAGAAAGGGGAATAAATATGGATTTGAAAGAGGCTGTTCAAATAGAAACTTGCGAAGATTATGAAAAAGATTTGCAAGATGAATATTATCAACTGTCAATGCGATACAAAAAGCTTAAAGCGACAGTTGACAGTTGG